GTTGAAAAGGGAGGATCTACATATACTATAAATTGTATTCCTTGGAATGAATCTGCACTAATGAACGAAATAATGAACATACAAGATTCAATTGAAATCACAGGTGCAAATGTTTTTGAAGCTTTGTGTGCAGGTGAACAAAGTTTATCAACGGCACTAAATCAAAAATTACAAGAAGTAGCAGAAGCATCAGGAATGCCGTCTAGTGATTTTTATCTTATTAGATTCCCTAGTGTAAGAGATTCAGGATCTACATCACTTAATGCATCTGCTACAAATGCACAAAATTCAGCAACAACTACAGATAGAGAATCTGTAGCATCAAGACTAGGGGCTAATATTAGTGATGCAGCTTCTCGAAATATTACAGAATTTTTTAGTAGTATTGGATTAGATGATAATTCTAGTAGTTTACTAAGTGTACTAAGAGGTAGTGCAGTTAGCGATCTAAACCCTATTGGTGCATCAACAATGTTAGATACGGTAAATGCTAGGGGCGACTCTCCGTTTGGTTTAGGTTTGTATACTTGGGACGAAGAAAAGAAAGTTTACTTACGTGATGGTATAGAATTAACTATTAGTGATACTAACAGAACTTTTAAATTCAATCAAGGAACACCAATAACTAAGATCATTGAAGAAATTATATTGGTTAGTACATACGGGAAAACAGCACTTAATTTAGTAAATCAAGAAGGCAACATACCTTGGTTTAAAATTGAACCAAAAGTTTATATTATTGAAGATCCTGATTTTGAAAATGTAACAGGTAAATCTGCTAAAATCTATGTTTATGATGTAGTTAGGTATGATGTTAATGTTTCTCAATTTAGCTCGCCTAATAAAACTGTAAAAGGTAATATTGATTTAGCAAAACAAGCACCAAAATCATACAATTATATCTACAGCGGAAAGAATACAGATGTTTTAGGATTTGATGTTAAATTTAATGCAGCATTTTTTGAAGCATTTAGAGCTGATTTAAACCAACTAGGAGGATCTCAGCAAAACGTTTCTAGAGACGGATCAGTTGCAGATAATCCTGAGCCTACTCAAACACAAGATACTACACCTGGCGGAATACCAGAAGGACAAACACAATCAGTATCGTCGTTAGGTTTTACAAGTAATAATTTTAATGCAACAGCAGCAACTAATCTAGCAAGGCAATTACACAATACACTTTTAAACAGTGATGTAGATTTAATTACAGCTGAAATGGAAATATGGGGAGATCCTTATTTTATACCGGATAGTGGCTTAGGAAATTATACTGCGGCACAAGGACCTAGTATTAATATTACAGCAGACGGAAGTATAGATCATCAAAGAAGTGAAGTGGATGTACTAGTTAATTTTAGAACTCCTATCGATTATAGTAGTCAAACTGGTATGATGGAATTTCCAGGAGATACTATTCCTGTAGATAGTTTCAGTGGGTTGTACAAAGTACTTCAAATTACAACATCAATATCAGGAAATAAATTTACTCAAACACTAAAAATGATTCGTAGAAAGAATCAAAGTACAGATGGGATTAGTACTGCAAAAGTTATGATGGAAAATCCTCAAGCACAGTCACTAAATCCAAACAATAGACCATTAGCTGAAAGAATTGGTAAAGATCCTAGTGAAAGGACTACACCTGGAGCATCTAATCCAATATCAAGACCTCTTGAATCTCAAGAACAAGGGGAACTAGTTACTATTAGAACTAGAAGCGGAAAAACAGTACAAGTTGCTAAAATTGTTTCAGAACAGTTTCAAAATCTTATTTGGGAGCTTGAGGATTTTTATGGTTATGAAATAAGATCAATCGGTGGCTACGCAGACAGAAATTCTATAGGCTCTAGCAGACCAAGTTATCATGCTAGTGGACTTGCTATAGATATCAATGCAACTGATAATGCATATGTTAAACCAAGACCTGCACCTGCACCAAATTATGAGCCTACAGACATGCCAGAAGCTGGCACAGGATCTGAAATGGCAAAACTTGCAAAAAAACACGGATTAGGATGGGGCGGCGACTGGAAAAGTTCTATTGATGCTATGCATTTTTCAGCGGCGAAGGCGGAAGGTGGAACACTTAATTGGCCAAGAAACGGACTAGTTCCAAAAGCACCTGATCAAGAAGCAAACACTACCTATGATGATGCAATATTAAGACAGTCGAGACAGCCACCTCAAGCACAAACAAACACGAATACATCAACTACAGCAACAGATACAGAAGTTGCAGCAAACCAAGGAACAACACCTTTACAGCCTGTTGAATCAACCTTTGGTTTAGAAGGAAGCCAATTAGCGGCCTGGAAGCAACGTTATGGTCAAACACACAATCCAGATGGTACTCCAAAGACAGCAGCACAACAAACACAAGAAGCAAGACCTACAGTATCTGGTACAGTACCTGTTACACAAGCATCGTTTGTTAATACTAATCAAATTATTGGCGGGCTTGGAGATGCATTACGTCCATATTTGCCAACAGAAACAAATGATAACTTATATAACTTTAATACAGGTGATAAAATTTTAGCAACGTTAGCAAGGTATAACGCCGAGTATCGTCCTACTACAACACAAACACAAGTAGCGTCAACAGATGAAGATCCAGATGCAAATGATCCAAGGAATATAGCTTAATGTCAGGCGAAAGTAGAAGAACAAATAGAGAAAAATTAGAACGTAGCATAGGACCCGGTCCGTATGAAGCAGTTGTAGTTAGTAACCTTGATCCACATTACATGGGCAGTTTAAAAGTAGATCTGCTTAAAAATACTAGTTCAGGTTCTATACCTAATAGATTAGGAACTAGTATTACTGTAAAATATCTAAGTCCGTTTTACGGAGTAACTAACCCTAATCATACAACTCCTAATGACGGTTATGCAAGTACGCAAAAAAGTTATGGCATGTGGTTTGTGCCACCTGATCCTGGTGCAAGAGTTTTAGTTATATTTGCCGAAGGTGATATATCGCAAGGTTATTGGATTGGTTGTGTACAAGACAAACACATGAACTTTATGGTTCCTGATGGCCGAGCAAGTACAAGCATTACAACAAATGCAACTCCTGACAATGTACAAGGATTAAAATTACCTGTAGGTGAATACAATAAATTTATTGAAAAAGGCGAAGCAAGAGATCCTACAAAGTTTCCAAAGCCTTACAACAAAGATTTTACACAAGTTTTAGAAATACAAGGTCTTTTAAAAGATGAAAACAGAGGTACTACTACATCGAGTGCAAGAAGAGAAGTACCGAGCAGTGTTTTTGGCATAAGCACACCAGGCCCTGTTGATAAGCGCGATGGTGCTTTGAGAGGACTAGCATCGGGACCAGGAAGTCAAAGTGTTTTTGTAAATAGACTCGGCGGGTCTAGTTTTGTAATGGACGATGGCGATAATTCTTTAGTACGCAAAACACATGCAAGTGAAGGTCCACCAGATTATGTAAATGTTGAAGCTGGTGAAGAAGGCGGAGATCGCACAATCTTACACAACGAGTTGATGCGTTTTAGAACAAGAACTGGCCATCAAATTGTAATGCATAATTCAGAAGATTTTATTTACATTGGTAACGCTCGCGGAACTGCATGGGTAGAATTAACTAGTGACGGTAAAATTGATATTTACGGTTCAGATAGTATTAGTATTCATAGTGATGCTGATATTAATTTAACTGCTGATAGAGATGTTAATATTGAAGGCGGTAGAAATGTTAATATACGAGCAAGTGCAAGAGCAACTAACGGACAAGACGAAAGCGGCACAAGCGGAAACGTACAAATAGAAAGCAAGTATGATACAAACATACTTGTTGAACGTAACATGAAAACTGAAGTTTTTGGATATCAAGAAACAAAAGTAACAGGATATCAAAAAACATTAGTTGAAGGCGATATACATCATCATACAAATGCAAACATTTATGTATTAGCAGATGCCCAAGGACATATTAGATCAGCAACTGATATGTTTATTAATACTGATACTAATTTAAATTTAGTAGGTAAAACATCATACTTAACATCAACTGGCGGTGCAACTCATATTAATGCAACCGGAGGCAATGTTGAAATAGATGGTAGTTCGGATATTAATTTAAATAGTGGATCGTCTAGTGCAGGTTCAGCAGCAACAGATGCAGAGGATGCAACACCAGTAGTTCCATTGAATACGCATATTGTTCCTAAAGTAACACCAGGAACCGAAGTTTCGTCAGATGTTACATCTATAGTAAAACGCATGCCAAGTCACGAACCTTGGCCACATCATGAAAATTTAGATGCATTATCATTTAAACCGCAACAAACAGACGTTCTAAATGTGTATCCTATTACTAGTCAAACTTTGAGATTTAATGCAGATACATTTAGAAAGAGTTTAAACACTTCAGGATTTGAAAATGGTGCTGGTAATGCAGCATCAACAGGAACAACAACAGCACAAAGCGGCACAACATCAGTAACTGGTAGTAGTTCAACAGGTTCAGCACCCCCTGCAAATTATTCAGCAGTTGGTGCATACGGAAGTCTGCTAGATGTTATTGGTAATGCAGAAAGTTCAGGGTATAATACGGTCTATAGTGGTTCAAGAATACAACCTTATAAACCAATTACACAAATGACAGTGCAAGAAGTATTAGATTGGCAAGATGAAAGTGTTGCAGCAGGGTCTGCAAGTAGTGCAGCAGGACGTTATCAATATATTAGAAGAACATTGCGCGGCCTAGTAGACGATGGTGTATTAGCATTAACAGATTTGTATAGTCCTGCAAACCAAGATAAACTTGCTACAGAATCGTTGCGTAGACGAGGACTTAATAATTTTATTAAAGGAACTAAATCCGAAGCAGCTATGGCTAAATCAATTGCACAAGAATGGGCAAGTATGCCAGTTATTAATAGAACACAAGGAGCGAAACGTTTGGTCAATCCAGGCGAAAGTTACTATTCAGGCGATGGTCTAAATAAATCATTAATATCAACAACTGAACTAGTAGCAGCACTAAGAAACACTAAACAATCTGGGCAACTTGTTTAAGGTAAATACGATATGAGCACTTTAGAGAAAAATTTATATAAGCGTGTAGTTGTTGATACTCCACAAAGTCAACAAAAGCCACAGTCATCTGCTACATATCGCTCAATCAGCACAGTTAATCCAGAAAATGACAGTGTTAAATTATATGACATTGCAGTTATTAAACAAGATATTATAAATCATTTTCATATACGACAAGGTGAAAAACTAGAACAACCAGAATTTGGAACAATTATTTGGGACGTTATTTTTGAACCATTAACAGAAAGTCTCAAAGCAGCAATTATTGAAAATGTAGAAGATATTATCAATTATGATCCTAGAGTACAAGCTGATCAAGTAATAGTAGATGAATACGAAAGCGGAATACAAATTGAATGTGTGTTAGTTTATCTAAATTACAGCATAGCAGAAACTATGCGTTTACAGTTTGATCAAAACAACGGATTACTTTCCTAAGTTATATACGCACATTTTAATTTTAATAAATACATTATAACGAGGAAAGCACATGTCAGCAACAGATAGACAGAATAGATTACTAGTTGCGGAAGATTGGAAACGAGTATACCAAACTTTCCGTAATGCAGATTTTCAATCTTATGACTTCGACAATCTACGTCGAACAATGATCAATTACCTTAGGACTAACTATCCTGAAGACTTTAACGATTACATCGAAAGTAGTGAATATCTAGCACTAATTGACCTTATTGCTTTCCTTGGCCAAAACCTTGCTTTCCGTATCGACCTAAATGCTAGAGAAAACTTCCTTGAACTTGCAGAGCGTAGAGAAAGCGTACTACGCCTAGCACGTTTGCTTAATTACAATCCTCGTAGAAATCAAGCAGCAAACGGACTATTAAAATTTACAAGTGTTAGTACAACTGAAGATGTAGTTGATTCTAATGGTCGTAACTTGCAAGGACAAACAATTTTATGGAATGATAGTACAAATACTAACTGGTACGAGCAATTTATAAAAGTTCTTAATACAGCTCTTCCTGTAAATGGAGTGTTTGGCCGTCCAAATAAAAAAGATACAGTTGCTGGTATTATTACAGAGCAATATAGGGTAAATGGTACAAACACAGATGTACCGGTTTTTAGCTTTGACAAGCCTGTAGAAGGCAGAAGTACATCCTTTGAAATTGTTTCAACAGACGTTGACGATGGAAATATACAAGAAGAACCACCAATTCCTGGAAACAACTTTGCATTTATTTACAGAGACGATGCACAAGGACCAGGTAGTTCAAATTCTGGCTTTTTTGCTCACTTTAGACAAGGTCGTTTAGAAAACGGTCAATTTGATATTACACAGCCTGTTCCAAATCAATCAGTTGCTATTGATGCAACTAATATTAATGATTCAGATGTGTGGCTTTATAAATTAGATTCAAATAATAACGAAGCAGACTTTTGGACAAAGGTAGAGGCAGTTGAAGGTAATAATGTTATCTATAATAGTATTAATAAAAAGATTAGAGATATCTATAGCGTTCTAACAAGAATAGATGATAGGATTAATATAATATTTTCAGATGGTGTTTTTGGAAATTTGCCAAAAGGATCTTTTAGGGTATATTACAGAATAAGCGAAAACAGAGGAATGGTAATTACTCCTACTGCTTTAACAAATATCTCAATAACAATTCCATATCTAAGCAAATCAGGCAGAGTTCAAGAGCTAACAATAACAATGAGCTTACAAACTTCTGTATCTAATAGTGCAGCAAGTGAAAGCAATTTAAGTATTAAACAAAATGCGCCAGCAACATACTATACACAGAATAGAATGATTACAGGTGAAGATTATAATGTTGCACCATTAGGAATAAGTCAAGACATTGTAAAAGTTAAAAGTGTTAATAGAATTGCTAGTGGAATATCAAGATATTTTGATTTAATCGATTCAACTGGAAAATATTCTAGCACTAACTTATATGGTAACGACGGCATAATTTACAAAGAATATACTACTGATAAAACAAGTTTTACATTCCAAACTCAAACAGACATTGAAGGTGTTATTATTAATAGACTAGAGCCTATTTTAGATAATAGGCGAGTAAGACATTTTTATTTAGATCAGTTTACTCAAATTCTGACTTTAGACTTAGGAGTATATTGGAAATCTGTAAGTGAAAATACTAATACATATACAGGATTTTTTGAAGATGTTGATGGACAAGGCTTTAATGTTGGTTCGTTTACATCTAACACACTTCGTTATGTTGAAGCAGGAACTGCTGTAAAATTTGTTGCACCTGAAGGTAAAATATTTTCATCAGACAACACTTTAGTAAATGAAACTTCAACTGGTTATTACGGAATTAAAAAATATATTTGGACTAAGGTACTTGCTGTTGCTGGCAACGGTTTAACAACAAACTTATCAACTACAACAGGACCAATTGCACTTGCTGACAAAATACCAGAAGGAGCAATACTAGCAGAAGTTAGACCAAGACTTGCTAATAGTCTTCTTGACGATGTTAAGATTGAAATGATAGATCAAATTTTTGCATATAACAATTTTGGTTTACGATACGACGATACTACACAAACTTGGAGAGTTATTAAAGCATCTAATCTTGATCAAGTAAGTCCGTTTAGTAATGGCTTTGCTGGCGATAATTCAAATGCAAATATTGATGCTAGTTGGTTAATTTTATTTGAAACTAATGGCGAAACATATACTATTACTTACAGAGGACTACGATATGTATTTGAAAGCGATAGTGAAATAAGATTCTATTACGATAGTAGTGATAAAATTTATGACTCAAGAACTGGAAGAATAGTTAAAGATAAAATTTCAATTTTAAACATTAATCCACAACCTTTTTCAACTCAATCATATACTCAAGATTATAACTGGGAAGTTATGCAAGAATATAGAGACAAAGAAGGTTATGTAGATAGTACAAAAATAGAAGTTACTTTTAAAGATGAAGACGAAGATGGCGTAATTGATGATCCTCAAATTTTTACAGAGTCTGTTAATCCTAATCAATATGTTATTTTAGAAAAGTATAGAACAGAAGCTGGTACAGACGATTACAGATATATTAATTACAAAGAGAAAAATATTAGTTTGGTAAGTGTAGCAAAAACTGTTGCAGACAATCCAGACTTTGAAACTTTACAGCCTTTAAGTTCTTATGTAGACGGTAAAATAATTTATTTTGTAGATGGCGACTATTTTAGACAAGTTGATGCTAGTATTCCTGAATTAGTACCTGTAACAGGTTATAAAGCGTTTAATGGTCGAAGCGATCTTAAATTCCATTATGTACATGTAGCAGATTATAATGCTAGAATAGATCCAAGTGCAAGTAACTTAATTGATGTTTATATGTTAACTAAAAACTATGATAGAAATTATAGACTATTTTTAGATAATCAACTTCCAACAGCACCATTACCTCCGTCGCCTGACGAATTATTTAGAAGCTACGGCGCCGAACTTAATAAAATAAAAAGCATTAGTGATGAAGTAATTTATCATCCTGTAAAATATAAGCCGCTATTTGGCCAACAAGCTACAAGCGATTTACAGTGTGTGTTTAAAATAGTTAAAAATCCTGATCAAGTAATTAATGATAGTGATCTTAAAACTAGAACTATAGAAGCAATAAATCAATATTTTGCTTTAGAAAATTGGGATTTTGGAGATACATTTTATTTCCAAGAATTAGCAACGTATGTAATGAATAGACTAGCACCAGATCTAGTAACATTTGTTATCGTTCCAAAGCAACCAACACAAGCGTTTGGTAGTTTATTTGAAATACGCTCAGAGTCAGATGAGATTTTTATTAATTCTGCAACTGTAGCAGATATTGATATTATTAATGAAGTTACTGCAAGTAGATTATCGTCTACAGGAAATGTAGTTACAGCAACAAATACGCAAAACATTGGTTTGCAGAGTAGTTAAGGAATTTTTAAGTAATGGCAAATAACGAAGATGCAGCTCTACCAGTAGGCGGTAATGCAAAAAGAAAAAGTGTAAATCTTTTACCAAAGTACTTTAGAACCGATACTAATGAGAAAATTTTATCAAGTACAGTTGATCAGTTGTTCCAAGCCGGAACCACTGAAAAGATTACTGGTTATCTTGGTAGAAAAACTGCAAAAGCATATAGAGCCAAAGATACTTACATTGAAGATGTAAGTGTACAAAGACAAAATAGACAGTTTGAACCTGCAACGGTAATCACAGATGATTTAGGAAATGTTAATTTCTACGGCGATTATCCAGATTATGTAAATCAAATAAAAAATCTAAGCGGTAACAATGAAAATCAAAACTTGTTATCATCTCAAGAATTTTATGCTTGGAATCCAAATATTGATTGGGATAAGTTTGTAAACTTTAGAGAATACTATTGGATGCCAAACGGTCCTCAAACAGTAAATATTTTTGGTACTAGTGATAGTGAAATAAGTGAATTTACTGTTACTACAGAAGTACAAGACGATAATACAGTTTATAAGTTTGATCCTCCAGGGTTTACTGCAAATCCTTCATTAACTTTTTATAGAGGTCAAACTTATAAGTTTAAAGTACGCTGTAAAGGACATCCTATATCGTTTACAACTAATAGAAAGTTTAATGACGCTGAGTTTAAGTTAGTACAAGATAGTGAAGGAAACTATATTGTAATGACACCATCAAACGGTGAAATTAGATCTACTAATATTAGAACTCCAAAGAATAATTTAAGAGTTCCTGGCGTATATCAAATTACAGATTTTGTTACTACACAAGATGGAGAATTAGCAACCTTTGAAGTAACTATTACTGAAGACGGAAATGTTAGTAGTGTTAGAGTAATAGAAGGCGGCCAAAACTTTATTGTAGGAGAAGTAGTTACATTTTTTGATTCTGATTTGGGAGACGGTGGAGCACCTAATGTTAGAATAGAAGTTACTAGTGTATACAATAATGCAACAAGTACTAGTAATAGATATGTTGACGGAATTAAAGCATTTGATGTTGATAATAACGAAATACCACCTATTAATATAGAAGAAGGTACTATAGAATTTACAGTTCCGTTTAATGCACCAGAAAACTTGTATTACGTTAGTAGTACAAGCATCAATACAAGTGGTTTTATTAAAGTTTTTGATATTGTTGAAAATACAAGTATCGACGTTAATGAAATTATTGGTAAAAGATATTATAAAAGTGCTAACGGTGTAGAACTTTCTAATGGTTTAAAAATCAACTTTTTAGGCAATGTAACACCTGCAGAATATTCAAACAGTGAATATTACGTTGAAGGTGTAGGTGAGTCGATTCGTTTAGTTGATGAAAGAAATTTAGTTATCCCTGCATCATATACTGGAGATATATTAGTACCATTTGACTCTGAACCATTTGACCGCAGACCGTTTGGTAATGCTAGTGCATATGCCGGAACTAAGGATTATATTGTAGTTAACAGAGCTAGTTTAGATAGAAATGCATGGTCACGTTATAACAGATGGTTTCATAAAGATATAATAGAAAAAAGTGCAAGGTATAATAATCAAGAAGTTGTAATAGATTTAAGTGAACGTGCAAGTCGTCCAATTATTGAATTTGAAGCAGGACTCAAATTATTTAATTATGGTATAAACTCAAAACATGATGTTGATCTAATTGATACAATTACAACAGATGCTTTTAGTACTATTGAAAAAACAACCGGGTATAATATTGACGGCGTGTCAATTGCAAACGGAATGCGTATTTTGTTTACAGCTGACACTGACAAACGTGTAAACAATAAAATATATGAAGTTAAAATAATTAGATTTGATAATGAAAATGTTATTAGCTTGTTAGAAGTTGAAGATTCAGAACCAGTATTAAATGAAACTGTTCTAATTAAGAATGGAACAGATAATGCCGGACTAATTTATTATTTTAACGGAACAGGATGGCATTTAGCACAAGAAAAAACACAACCTAATCAGCCACCGTTGTTTGATTTATTTGACCATTCTGGTACTAGTTTTGCAGATACTATTCAATATCCTGACTCTACATTTAGAGGCACTAAAATCTTTAATTATAAAGTGAGCGAAGTTGAAGCACCTGATGCAGAATTAGGGTTTGGACTATCTTATAAAAACATTGAAAATTTAGGAGATATACTTTTTGAATTTCCTTTAGTTACTGAACAAATACAATATAGCTTAGATAATCAAATTTTAACTTATAATTTAGAAGCAGGATTTTTAAAGAAATATAATTCAGCTACAGAGTTTGATTATCAAAATGGCTGGACATTGGCTAATAAGTTAAGTGAACAGGCTGCTATAATGCAGTATATTTCGCTTGGCACTGACAATGAAGAATTTGACATTAATGTTTTTACAAGCATTCATGATAGAATTATTGTTTTTGTTAATAATGATATCAAATATGAAAATACAGATTATACAATATCTAATGATAGAAAACTACAATTTACAAATAATTTAAATGTTGATGATAATATTGTTATTAAATTATACAGCAAAGAAGCAATAGTAAATCCAAATGCGTATTATGAAATTGCAAGTAACATAGAACGAAATCCGTTAAATGAAAATCCAGATTCATTTACACTAGGTGAAGTTTTAGATCATGTAAACACAATACAAGAAAATTTAAGTATTTTAGAACAAAAACCTTTAAGAGATTATGGAGATGTAGATCAGTATGGTAGAAGATTTGTTAAGCATAGTGGTCCTATTAACTTAGCACTATACCATGTTGTAGACAAAGAAGCAAATATTGTTAAAGCACTTAGATTTTCAAAAAATGAATATGCAAAATTTAAAAGACAGTTTTTACAAACTGCTTCAGATTTAGGATTTGACGGACCGGTTAAATTACATGTAGATAAAGTTCTACAAAAAATGATGTCTGAAAAAACTGAAGGAATGCCATTTTATTTCTCAGATATGGCACCATACAGATCGGATAGTAGAATATCTTATGTAGTTCAGCCTAGTTCTAGTAAATTTTTTGCATTATCTAAACTATTTAATTTAGACTCATTGAGCGAGCAAGCCGTATTAGTTTATCACAACGGAAATCAATTAATACACGATAAAGATTATGTTTTTACAGACGAAGGGTTTGTAAAAATTAATATTGATTTAGTCAACGGTGACGAAATTGATATTTACGAATATGAATCTACAGACGGGTGTTATATTCCTGCAACACCTACTAAGTTAGGATTATACCCTGCTTATCATCCAGTAAAATATCTAGATACTACAACAGCTCTTAACAGAGAAGTAATACAGGGTCACGATGGAAGTATTATAGTTGCATTTGGAGATTTTCGAGACAACTTAATTTTAGACTTAGAAAAACGAATTTTTAATAATATCAAACAAAAGTACAACAAAGATATTTTTGACATACACGATTTTGTTGGCGGCGTTTCAAGGAATACTGGATTTACCAGGCAACAAATTAACAGTGCTATGGCAGCAGACTTTGTTCAGTGGAATGATATAGCAGGCGGCCTTGATTATTCTAATATTGATTTTTGGACGCAAACTAACAGATTTACATTTAATTTTGCTTCTATGAATGCACCAACTGGAGCAACCTTACCAGGTTTTTGGAGAGGAGTATATAAAGAAGCATACGATACAGATCGTCCTCATACACATCCTTGGGAAATGTTAGGGTTTACAATAGAACCAACTTGGTGGGTTGAAGTATATGGCCCAGCACCTTATACTAACTCAAATTTAGTAATGTGGGAAGATATAGAAAAAGGTATTATTAAAAATCCTAATTTACAACCTGTTGTCGAATCTAAATATAAAAGACCGGGATTGTTAACTAACCTTCCAGTTGATAGTCAAGGTCGACTAGTTGATCCTTTAACTAGCAACTATGCTAAAAATTATATACAATCAAAAACTAGAAATCAATTTACTTATGGCGATCATAGTCCAGTTGAAACGGCGTGGAGACAAAGTTCAGAATATCCGTTTGCGTTAATTACATCTTGGATACTTAATCAGCCTGCAAAAGTGCTAGGTGTTGGTTATGATATTTCAAGAATTAAACGTAACTTAGTAGGACATTTAGTGTATACTGAAAGTAATACACCAATAAGAACTACAGATTTAGTATTTCCAAATACGTATAATGATAACGAGAGAGTATTAAGTAGCGGCTTAGTTAACTATGTTTACAACTATCTAGCAACTAATATCGATGTTACATGGAAATCATATATTGAAAACATAAGATTAATTGACAATAAACTTTCTATTAAAGTTGGCGGTTATACAGAAAAAGAAAAATTTAAATTAATATTAGATTCAAGAACACCTTTAAATGAAGGTAATGTTTTTGTACCCGAAGAAAATTATCAAATAATTTTAAACAAGAGTGCTCCAGTTACAACAGCAGTATTAAGTGGTGTAATTGTTGAAAAACGAGCTAATGGCTGGTCAATTGCTGGATACGATAAAGAAAAAGCCTCTTTTGATTATTTCGAGCCTATTATTAGATCAACAGATCCTGTTATTAATGTTGGCGGAATAAGCGAAGAGTTTGTTGACTGGAATTCTGGTAAACAATATGTTAAATCTCAAAATGTGCGTTTAGACGGATTTTTCTATAGATGTACAAGCAGTCATATTAGCGGAGCAACAATTGATCTTGATAAATTTGTTAAAATAGCAGAGTTGCCGTTAGTTGGCGGTCGCAATGGTGTGCTAAGAAGAGCGTTTAGTTCTCGTGTATTAAATTACCCTTATGGCACAACATTAACAACAGTCCAAGATGTAGTAGACTTTTTATTGGGTTATGAAGCGTACTTAAAAGATCAAGGATTTATTTTTGATTATTTCAATAAAGAAACTGGTTCGGTTGAAGATTGGACATTTAGTGTCAAAGAGTTTTTATTCTGGACTACACAAAATTGGGCCGTTAATAGTGTACTTACATTATCGCCTGGAGCACAGCAATTTAAGTTTTATAAAGACTTTACAGTTGTTGATGATATCTTTGATAAGTTCTATAATTATAGTGTAGTAAAAGCAGATGGCAAAAATTTACAAAGAAACTTTACATCTATCGCTAGAGATTCAGAAAATCAATTTGGTTTATCGGTAAAAAATTCTGAAGATGGTATCTATGGTGTTAGACTACCTCTTGTACAAATTGAACATGTTATTTTGTTAGATAATGAAACAGTATTTAATGATGTAATTTATGATAGACCTGCTGGATATCGCCAAGAAAGAATTAAAGTCACGGGATATAGAAGTGACAATTGGACCGGCGGATTAAACATACCTGGATTTATTTACGATGAAGCAAAAGTAACTGATTGGGAATCTTGGAAAGATTATAGTGTAGGTTCTTTAGTTAAGTATAAAGAGTTTTATTATGTTTCAAAGACAGACTTAGCAGGCGTTGAAAACTTTGTTCCTCAAGACTGGGAGCGTTTAGACGAAAGACCACAATCAAGACTTATTCCTAACTTTGACTATAGATCAATACAGTTTGCTGATTTCTACGATTTAGATAGTGACAA